CCAAAACTACCAACAAAAGCCCTTCCACCAATTCAATGCGTACAAGGGTAACGAAAACCCCAACTCACGAAGCTTGGATATTGCGAAGAGACAACTCCAGAACAATCCATTGGCGCACCACATTTATTAGGTACGTGTGGACAATTATAGACAAAAACAATCATTAAAATATTGTGCCTATATTTTAATGAAGGTTCATACCCTTGACATAGACTCGAGTGAGAGACACACGAATGTCTACCCCTACGCGAATAACTATGTCGTGACCCTAAAAGAGCCAATTTATGATGTCACCCAAATCACATTGGTCTCGGCTCGCATCCCAACACCCCAGTTAACGACGTGTGCTACGAATAAAACCTTCCGCATCCACGATTCGGGGGCACCAAATGATCTCATTGAAGTTACCCTCGACGAAACAAACTATACGAGTGGTACGGTACTTGCGTCTGACTTGGATACAAAGATGCAGCCACCTCTCACCTGTGTGGACTCTGTTGTTTTTGATACAGACACAGATGCGCTCACATTTTCAAATACACAATCAAGTAATACATTCTCTTTTCAATTCTTTGATGGCACGAATGGATACACCAGTAGTACACCCACGACGACACCACACCAAGTCTTGGGTTTCTCTTCCCAAAATACAGTCGTGGGCTACAGTGTTACTTCTGGGTCCATCAACCTCTCGGGTCCAAACTCACTCGTCATACGGGTATCGGTGGGGTCTGAAGAATTTACAAAGACTGTGTACGCGACGACCCCCTACTATACAGGACACATTCTCCTGAATGGTACAGATGTCATAAATTACAGCCACGCAGATGATCCATTGACTCACGAATTCTACAAGGGACCACAAAAGTTTATTCGGGACTTACAAATTGAATTCTTCTACATGAGCCACGGACGCCTCATTCCATATGACTTTAGAGGTCAGGATCATGTATTGAAATTTGAAATTACAGGGTCTACTGACAAGTTGGAGGGTCTACCAAAGGTTCCCCTGGACGCTGTCAAGAAGGAGTTACCGCCACCAATAAGTATCCCCGAAGTTCTGGTGGATTCTTATAGATGGAAAGAGTATCTCTCCATTGGAGTGATCGTATTCGTTGGAATGGTTCTCCTGGTTGTGATGCGCCGACGCCCAAAACTTAGCGAGTAATCGCGAAGACTGGTTGCGCTGGCTTGGAGACACGGGTGGAGATGCTGGACACGACCATGTAGACCGCGATGGACAACAAAGTGGTGAGGATCGCGGTGAGGGTGTACTGGGTACCACCGTTCTTTGGCACCTTGATCAATTGTTGGATGACCCAACGGACCAAGTCCATCCAGCTCATCGCCGCCGCGAAGCTGAAGCCCGCAACGATGGAGTTGAGGGACTGGGTTTCCAATTCTTGGGTAACGAGGTTGACCGTCTTGAGGGCTTGAGCAGTCATGTCAGCCATGGTGAGAGTTTTATACTATTGACACAGAAAATTTTATTCTGGGAGAAGCTCCTCCCTCTGGACAATCTTTTTATATTTTTGTTTCCTGACAATTGAGGATTTTGCGAAGATTTGTTCCTCCTCATCTTCAGAATCTCCATCGGTACTACTATCATCGTCTCCTGTAGCTTTGAATGACTTATATTCAGAAATCGTCCAACCCTCCGGATCCGATGTACTCATTACTATTAATGGCATTTTTTAACATCTCTTCTACCGGACTTTGTGGCACCCACTGTTCCCAGCGATCGTAGGCCTCATTCATTTGCCTGAAGGTTGCATCATCCCCTGTGTAGCGTTCAAATGGTGGACAGTCTTCTGGAGGGACTTCCTCGAGTTCCTCTTCATCGGAGGATTCCTCATCATAAATCTCTGGAAAGAGGGAGCCGATGTTCTGACCAACTGTGTGCATCACACAATACTTGATTGCATATTCCATATCTTCTGGGAGTACAGTGTTACGTCCACAGGCTTTGGAATATTCAGCCGCCATGACCATACTCTTCTCGAGGACGGGGAGGAGGATCCCTATGAGAGCTTGTTGTTGCGACGCCTCGTAGCCCCCCGAAGATTCACCGAAACCGGTTTTCATCATCCTTTAATATTTCAAATCAAAAAGAGTTTGGGCAGTTCCCTCACTTACACGGAGGATGTTGTGACTGAGGGCGTATACCCTGACTTGTCTTGCGTAATCGGTACAAGGTGTCAGACTTAGGTTGAGTATCTGCTCTTTTACGAGACTGAAATTGATTTGGCCTGTGGGATACCACTTTTCTGGTTCGAGGGCAAAACTATAGGAGTAAAACCGCCGTATGAGCTGTGTTTTGGAGTGGTGAATGGCAGCCTGAACCGCTTTGAGAAATATGACATTCCCCGTTTCCTGTGTGATGATGGGCTGTCCATCGAGGTCAAGTGTGAGATAATCCAGGTTTTCGTAAAGAATGTATTTGTCCCCAGTTTGTTCCAATGTATTGTCGTAGTCAAATGGTGTCACGTATTCACCTTCCCCAGTTCCAGTGCTCCCACGCCGTTGAATAACAAAGTAGAGCTCTCGCACCGGATTGTAAAAATCCAATTTGAATTCGGCCGTCTGTACAGCTTGTGCGACATCAAATACATTCTGTTGAACTTGTGTGATCACGTAGTCTCTCTTTTCATTTTCAACTTTGAGCCTCTCACAGGGGTCGAGGAAAACAACTTCAGCACACAATTGAAACTCCAACAACTTAAGAACTTCCGTAAAGCTTGGTCTGGATCCGTCAACTTTGGCGATAACATCCTCATAGTCCCGTAGTTTTACTTCAATTTCAACTTCTTGTTGTTTGATGGCACAGAGGGGTACGGCCAGTTCTGGGTTATTATAAAAGTAGAATGGCAAATCCACAAAACATTCTTGAACATCAAATGACGCCCCGAGATGGCAAAGTATCTCCCTGTCAGAAACTCGCGCCGAAATAGCCCGCTCGGGATACTTTCCAATGAGTTGATCGAGTGCTCTCTGTTTTGTTTGTGTCACGGAGTGTTCTGAATATATCTGAAGATAGTCACTGGGTAATCTCTGAATGATTTTACCACCCACAATGAGATCTACGTATTCAATGAGTGCGTGTCCCACTGAATCTATATATCCCCAAGTGGCTGTTTGAATTTCTGGAAGTTTCATCTTCAAACTGAGTGTCAAGAGGAGATCTCCGGTATTTTGGGCAACCTTAAAGTTTGCTTTGCCACCAAACTCAACCGCCGTCTCTGGGTCTATATTTACATATTCTCTCGCAAAGTTTGAATGCTTCTTGAAACTCTGCAAAAAGTATGTGTAGTCTGGATCCGTGGTGAAAAACCTGTCTTGAGCACCAGATGCCAAGAGTTGAACACGACCAGCCATTACTATTATAACCATCTAAAATTTTAAACCAGCTAATCCACTTTCAACACGAAGTATGTTGTAATTTACAGCGTACACTCTGGTGTTATTGTCATTCACATCATCAATTGGATCTATTTGAATTGTGAGAAGTTTGTGGAAGATGCGGCTCATATTTACTTGACCAGTTGGATAATACACTTCCGGTTTGAGGGCAAAACTATACATACCAAACTCTGATTGCTGTTCGGGCGGACTAATGTGATGCTTCAGAGCTTGTTCGTACACGAGGAAGATGCGACCTCTATCAAACACGGTGGTATTATTGAATTGAAGCTTTACATTTGTAAGTCCATTGTATCTATTTGGGAGGTTTGCCGCCACCGCCGCCTCGGACTGTGAGACAAAGAAGAGTTCCCTCACTGGGTGTGAAAAGTTGAGCATTACAGACTTTGTATTTTCACCAGCCTTCATCACAAACTTTGACATTTGTACTTGGGTCACGACATAATCCAGTGGTCTGGACATCATATAATTTCTCTCATCGTCGGTGAGGAATACAAATTCGGTATCAAGTGAAAACTTCTTGAGGGTCGCCGTGGCATTTTCTGGATTGGTACCAGTCACAAGTTGTGCGAGGGGTCTCAATTGTATTCTGACTTCAACGAGTTGCTTCGTGAGAGCACACGTTGGGATGGCGAGGCTTGGGTTGCGGTAAAAATAAAAGGGAAGATCCATAAAGTATGTATTGTCCCCAGTAAATTGAATGGTGCCCCCGTGGCTATTCAAAAAGTAAACCGTCTGATCTATATCATCATCAGTATTGTGAAGTTGTTGGTGGATATAGATGTACTCACCCGTTATTTTTTGAATCGTTTGACCACCAATGAGAAGCTCGGCGCTCTCTATGAGATGTGAAACGACAGAGGAACACCATTCATACCCAGACGAGGGGTCATCGAGTGTAATCTTAACAGTCATATTTTTAATCAAGTCACCTCTATCATTTGGAACACGACACGTAATTGTCTTTCCAAATGTTGCGTCTCCATCAAATTGACTCTCAATGTAATTGATGGCAAACTTGGTGTGTCTTCTAAAATTCATCAGGAAATACGAAAATTGTGGATCTCCTGTGAGCCATTGGTCTTGAAGTCCAGTGGCAGCAAGTCTCAAACGACCTGACATTCCTACAGTATGTGAGTAAAATTTTGTTAAATAAAACGGGACACTACTGTAGAATGAATCTTCAATTGAGGAAATTCAAACCCGAGGCGATGAGTGATGATCGGGTGTGTGTGTTCATAGGTAAGCGAAACACAGGGAAATCAACCCTGGTGAAGGATATTATGTACCACAAAAAACATATACCGGCGGGGATAGTTCTATCTGGTACAGAAGAGGGGAATCACTTTTATGGTGAGTTTATTCCAGACCTATTTGTTTATGGTGAGTACGACAAAGATGCCATAGAACGGGTGATATCCAGGCAGCGAAAGATAGTTGGCACAAAGGGGAAGAATCAATACAACGGTGCCTTCATGCTCCTTGACGATTGTATGTATGACTCAAAGTTCCTGAAGGACACCTGTATTCGTCAGTGCTTTATGAATGGTCGGCACTACAATATCTTCTTCATGTTGACGATGCAGTATGTGATGGATCTACCACCAGCACTCAGAGCTAATGTAGATTATGTATTTATTCTTAGGGAGAACATCATCCAGAATAGGGAGAAGTTGTACAAATCATTCTTTGGGATCTTCCCCTCATTTGATATGTTTTCAAAAGTGATGGATGCCTGTACAGAGAACTATGAGTGTCTCGTCCTCGACAATACTGTGAAGTCCAACAAAATTACAGACTGTGTGTTCTGGTACAAAGCCACCGTCAGGAAGGGCTTTCGGGTGGGGAGTCCCAATCTCTGGCAACTTCACAAGAAGATGTACAATCCCAAGTACCTGGATCAAAAGGAGGATGACGCCAAGAGGGCGACCAAGAAGACAAACCTTAAGATTACAAAGACGAGATGATGAAGAGAAACTCAGTGACTTTCGTGGGTCTATTTTTCCTATTACGCCCACCCTTATAGCAACTATAGTCAATTTCAATTTTTTCATATGTGTAGGGTCTAAGGATTTCTTCCCATTCATCGGGCTTTATGAAACCCTCATTGTTGTATGACACCAAGGTATGTTTAGCTTTCTCTGTAGCCAACTTCAAGGTAAGTTCCATAGCTTCCCTAATTTTACCTTTACTATTGTACTGACTTTTGTTCCAGTCCCCAGGGATACCTGATACTTTT